ACACGAAAACACACGAAAAATAAAGTGATTGCTGCGGTTTTTATGGGTTTACACAGATTCCATCAGTCACTATATAGTCCCCAAGTGGGATGTGGGTCTGTCCCAGTGATATGTACACCAATTTATCACTAGGACATCAGACTGCTTTCTTGTGAGGGCGCGTAGCTCAGTTGGTAGAGCAAGTGACTTTTAATCACTGCTTTGACCTATTTATCAAGAAAAACAGTCAGTTAGTCACCTACCGTGTGACATAGATTTCCATCCCATTGGTTTAAAACAATGGAGACTGATATGGAAATCCAACACGATCTTTTTGAACACACAGACACCTCTGTTAGCACACAGACACACACGGATATCACACCGTTTACAGAGACTGTTACGACGACCAGATACACCCCGCAAGTCGACATAAGTGGCGATATGCTGCTCGAAGAATACGTTTACTCTGAGTCAAAACGAATTTGGAACAAGAGCAAAAAACATCATGACCGAAGCATTGCTCAGATCGCGAAATTCATTTGGTTCGACAACCATGCCTCGATGAAACTTCGAGATTTCAAATCCCAACATGCCCACAGGTTTCTGGATTATCTGTCGGAGCGCGGCGCAAGCGAGTCGACACAAAACAGATACGCAGCGACGATATCAAAGGTTTTCAGTTACGCGGTGAAAACAAACATTATCGACACACCGGTAGTCGTGACATTCCATGATGAGACAGGCAAGGGCCGACCACGAGCGTTCACCGAGCGTGAGCAGGAGCTGTTGTTGGATTATTTCCTGAGCAAGGACCAGCAGTGGATGCATGATATGGTTTATCTGAGCCTGAAGACAGGTATGCGCAGGGGCGAAGTCATCAGCGTTATGAGAGGTGAGGCTCCGATAACACCAGATGAAAAATGGATCACTTTGCCAGCGCCGATAACCAAAACAAGAAGAGAGCGGTCAATTCCAATCGGTCAACCACAGACCGCTGCCGCCGCAAAACGTCTAGCCGCCATGAACCTTGATGAGTTCAACGACAAAACATTCTATCGTTGGTGGTCGAAGGCGCGCAATTTCATTGCTCCAGGAGACAAGCATTTCACATTTCACGTGTGTCGCCACACATGCTTGACCAAGCTTTCTGACAAAGGAACAAACTCGTTTACGATAGCGACCCTTGCTGGTCACAGGAGCCTATCAACATCGCAGAAGTACATCCACACAAGGGATGAGGCGCTGCAGGACCTCGCGGCGCTGACATAAACAAGTAGCGCACATTTATCACTGGACAACTAAGGCTGCCTTCGGGCGGCCTTTTTTTTTGTTGTGTATGTTCTTGCTTTGTTCTACTTTGAAAAGACGCACGGTGCCAAGTGCACGGTACGTTCAAAAGCGATTATCGAGCCTTTCAGGGTGTCGATCATTACGTCCGACAAGGTCGTATTAGCTGTGACTGCAGCATCTCACATCATCGGAAACCGACGCGTTCCACCTATGCCATAGGTAACGATTTCGAACTGTTTCGAGGCCGAAACCGACGTGTTCCACCTATGCCAAAGGGCACACCGTCGGCGTCAAGCTGAAGCGAAAACCGACGTGTTCCACCTATGCTAATCCCAACTTGTGAGAAGGAGAAAAACAGATGGATACGACAACTCAGAACCAGAAGGCCAAAGCTTACAACGACGAGGCAGAAGCAATGCTCTTTAAGTCAATTACATGGGGCAACATGCAGAGACCAAGGGTTAGCCTGAGCGATCTCATTGGTGTTCCTAGCAACGACAACAGCAAAAAACAGGGTGAATAATCATGTCGAACACTAGAAATGATATCCAAAAGTTTTCCGAAGCTTGGGGTCGCCACCTAGAAGCGATTTCCAATCGCGATTGTCGCTGGCAGGAATTGTCGGCTGAAGAAATCGTAAAGCTACTTTCTGTCCAGACCCTGGGTTTGAACGGTGGAAACTTGAGCAAGATGTCTGAAGCCGCAGAAATAGTTGGGTTCGATGATGACAATATTGTTTTTGTCGCGCCCAACGTGGCCCACGTGTTGGCCCTGATTGAGTTCACCGATGAAGGGCGTGTCCATTGAACACGGTAGTTTGCCCATCAAACGCCTTTTGAACGCCTTGTTCGGGGCAAAAATACAATCTAGAGTTAATCGGTTCAAGGAGTGACGTTTGCAACAAAGAATGAGCAAGAAGGCTTACCAGGCGCACCGTGAGTGGGAAGCGTCTGAAAAAGCCCGAATAAAATCTGAAGAAAACCGAGCAAAACAAATCAAACGCTCTGGCCTTTCGTCGACCAAAACATCTCAGGCCCTCATTGACAACATCATCGCCGGTGTCGTCGCCGAGATTGAAAGACACGTCGAGAAAGAATACGCGAAGCGACGTTTAAATGAGCGAGAAGAGTGGTTGCCTCACGTTGCTGATGTGCATTTTGCCATCGTTGCAGAGGCCGCATTGATTGTTTGCTTGGACGCAGCTGGTCGCGCCGCAACCTACAATAGCGTCTTGGTGCAAGCTGGGCGTGCTTTACATATGGCAAAATTCGTTGCGGCGATGAGCAAAAACAGACAGGGTCTCCGGATGCTTAAGCAAATGGAAGCTCGTGCGAAAAAGCGTAACACAAAATATGCAGATAGAAATGAATACATGGCCAATTTCGCGAAACGCCACGGTTTCAGCGACTGGGACGACTGGGATGAGGCGCTGTACCGTAAAGTAGGCAGTTTCATGATCGATGTCGTACAGCTTGGCTCAGAGATAATCGAAATAAGCCACGTCGAGACGAAGGGTGCGCCCAAAGGCGTCATGTACATCACTCTGACCCAAAAAGCTAAAGATTGGATGAAAGACGAGGATTTCCGTCTTGACCAGCTCGCTTCTATCTATGGGCCAATGACATGTGTACCTAACCCTTGGCCAAGCCAAACAGGACCTTACCTGGACAAAAGAGCCATGGGCATGGTCCCGATGATCAAAAAGATGTGGTCGCCAGAACAAAAACGTGACGTAGACGCGGCGGTAGAAGATGGCAGTTTGGATAGACCAATTCAGGCACTTAACATTGTGCAGAGCGTGCCATACGCAACCAATCAATACGTTTTGGACGCTGTTAACTGGGTCAAGGACAATGATCTAGGCCATCAAGTGGAAGACTTCCCTGATTTGGAGCCTGACCCTGAAGTAGAGCGTATCGACGCTAAAGTATGGCGCAAATTCTCCGCTGAACAAAAGGCAGATTGGTACACAAAGCGAGATGAGCAAGCCAAATCAAAGGTCGAAGCGGGTGCCTCATTGTCTTGCCTCAACACGAACACTGGTGAAGCTGCTGAGATGGTTAAATGCGAATACTTTTATTTGCCGCATCAATTTGACCGCCGTGGTCGCATTTATCATACAAGCACCTTCGGGCATCATAACACCGATTACGTGCGAGCTTTGTTCCTGTTTGCCAACAAAACCAAGATTGGCGAAGAAGGCGAGCCGTACCTCGACCTGCAAATTGCTAACTCATGGGGTAACGGCGAGGACAAAAAAAGCCTCGATGATCGCGTGGCTTGGGTCGAAAAAAATGAAGACATGATTTTGGCCGTCGGTGAAGATTTCTCCGTAAACTTCGACGACTGGTCGAAGGCTGATAACCCTTTCCAGTTTTTAGCTGCTTGCCGAGAAAAGTATAATTACAGAAAGCATGGCAAAGATTATGAGTCCGGATTACCGATTGGCTTAGACGCTACCCAAAGTGGCGTTCAACATTATGCAACGGCCATCCGACACAAAGAGAATGGTGAAATGGTAAATCTGCTTCCATCTTTGCCAAGCGATGAGCCAAACGACCTTTATCTCTATGTCATGCACAAAGCCGAAGAGATGATGAGCAGCGATATTGCGAGCATCGAAACTTGGTTGGTTCAGAACCCAGACGCAAGTCCCGAGGTCATCGAAAAAAAGGAGCGAGATTTAAAGGCGGCTAAGGACATGATAGCGTGGGGTGGTCTAAACCGAAAAATCATAAAATCCCCCTGCATGACATACTGTTATAGCTCGCGGCAGTTTGGTTTCATGGTGACCCTCAGAAAAAAATACTTCAAAGACATCACAAAAAAGCTGAAAGCGGGACGACTTACACATCCGGTAACTGGCGAAACTGTGACTTCACATCCGTTTGGAAAGGATCGAGGGTTTGGCGCTTCAATTTATTTTGGTGGCTTGTTTGAAAGAGCAATCGAATCGGTTGTTCAATCTGCCCTTATTGGGCAAGACTTCATCCAAAAATGTGTTGCAAATTTAGCTGCGCACGACCGTCACTTTGCCTTCACAACTCCGCTCGGTTTCCCAATGCACCAGTTTTATCGAGTTGAAGCAGAGGATGCACAACGACCTCGCGTGTATTTAACTGATCGCAAAACAAAGGTTCGAAAGAAAGGCGCAAAGGCAAGTGTCACCGTGTACACTGACGACATTAAAATGCCACAGAGTGTCAATGCGTCGTCTCCAAATGTCATTCATGCGATGGACGCCTGTCATTTGCAAATGACCGTTTTACGTTTTGCGGCTTTTGGTTGTACTGACATCATGGTCGTACATGACTCATTCTCCACGACAATCGGAAACGCGAAGGAATTATCAAGATGCGTCAGGGAGGCGTTTATCGAACTTTACGATGGGTACGATCTATACGCTGACATTCTGAAACAATCACGTGAGCGTCATCCTGATCCGGATAATATCAAAACGCAGAGTGAGCTTGACGAGATCGACTTTCTAATCGCAACACAAGATGACAAGGCTGTAGTGCGACAATTGAAGAAAGATCGAAAAGTAATTGAGCGGCGCATAGCCGTCTGGCCGGAAGTGCCTAAGCACGGCGATCTCAACCTTATGGGTATTCTGCAAAGCCAATACGCTTTCTCATAATTGTAAAGAAGCAATAGGAACCGACGCGTTCCACCTATGCCATAAGGCCCCGAAGAGGGGCTTTTTTTGTGGCTGCAACTTAACAACATGAGGACAAAATTGAACCCTAGAGAAAAGCTTCTCGGGATGGGAAAGCGATTTCTCGAGAGAGGGGAACCCATCCCAATCGACCTTTTGGCTGAGGCCGAAAGATATGGGCTGTTGCTGGAAGATTTCGGCGAACCCAGAAACTACATTTTCAACAATCAAGGAGAAATAGATGGCGAGTAAAGTTACATTCGTAACCGCCAAGGGCCAGTGTTCATATCCATATTTGAACAAGGCAGACTTCGCATACGATGCGGACGGAATTTTCAAAACCAAACTGCGCATGTCTGAAGAAGACGCTGCGCCTCTGATCGCTGACATCAAAAGCGTGATTGAAGACGAGTTTGGCAGCAAGGCTAAAACCGCCAGAGTTCCGTACGTAAAAGACCCAGAGACAGGTGTTATTGAGTTCACAACCAAGAGCAAGTACAAACCACCGGTGGTCGATAGCAACGGTACCCCAATACAACCCGATGCAGTCCCAATCATTCGCGGCGGCAGTACAATAAAATTAGCTGGAACAATTTCACCCTACAATGCTGGTGGAAACATCGGCGTGTCGCTACACATTGGCGGCGTTCAAATCATCCAGCTTTCTGAAGGTGCAAGCGCCCTACCATTTAGCAAAGAGGAGGGCGGTTTCGTGGTGGCAGCCAACGATAATGAGCCGACAGAAGAAGCGCACAATTTTTAACCGTCGCAGCGCAATAGCCAAAGGTTATCGATCTGGTCTGGAAGAAAAAATAGCGCGACAGATTTCAGCAGCCGGTCATGACGTGATGTACGAAACGAGCATCATCGACTTCATTTGGCCAGCTCGTGAAGCGAAATACACACCGGACTTTTGGCTCCCATCTTCGGATGGGGGCTTTTTTGTTGAGACCAAAGGTCGTTGGACTGTGGAGGATCGGCAAAAACATTTGCTCATCAAAGAGCAATGCCCAGAAGTTGAGGTGAGGTTCGTTTTCAGCAACCAGAACGCCAAACTTTATAAAGGCTCGCCGACGAGCTACGCGGAATTTTGTGATCGCCACGGTTTCAAATACGCGAACAAAACAATCCCACAGTCATGGTTCGAAGAAGGAGAAATGCCAAATGAGCCAAACAAATAAAATCCTAAATCACCTCCAAAAGGTTGGGTCAATAACCTTCCTTGAAGCGTGGACGCTTTATTCGGTGCGGTCGCTACCGAGACGCATCGCTGACTTGAAGGAACTTGGCTACGAGATCGTAGGGGTGATGAAAACCGACATTAATGGTCAGCGTTACATGAAATATTCGCTCACATAACCCACAACAGAAGGAGAGGTGCAGATGGATGCGGCCCTAGAACAAGCCGATTTCATTCAACACACGAGCTGTGACAAATGCGGCAGCTCAGATGCCAATGCGGAGTATTCAGATGGCCACACCTACTGCTTCAGCTGCGAGGCGTATGGCGAGACGGGTGACAAGGAACCCCGAAGCCGTGCGTCTTCAGCAGCCAAATTTCAGACAGAAGGTCAAACCAAGTCGCAAAAACTACTCGAGGGCGAAGCTAAAGCGATCCCCGCTCGAGGATTGAACCAAGAAACCTGTCAGAAATTCGGATATCTCACAGGCATGTATCAAGGCAAGCCAGTGCAAATCGCAACCTATCGAGACAAACATGGGCGACCTGTTGCACAGAAGATACGGACCAAGGACAAAAAGTTTAGTGTCATCGGTGACGCCAAGCAGATGACTTTGTTTGGGTCACACCTGTGGTCCAAAGGTAAAAAACTGACAATCTGCGAGGGCGAAATTGATACCTGTACGGTGAGCCAAATCCAGGGAAATCGCTGGGCTACAGTCGGTTTACCTCATGGTGCAGCCTCAGCCGTGAAGGCCATCAGAGCCAATTGGGACTACCTGATGGGTTTTGAAGAGATTGTTCTGATGTTCGACATGGACGAGGCGGGGCAGAACGCAGCTCGAGCAGTTGCTGAAATCCTACCAGTCGGTCGAGCAAAGATCGCATCCCTACCTTGCAAAGATGCAAATGACTGTCTGATGACAGGCGAGGGTAAGGAAATCATCGAGGCCATCTTCCAGGCTAGGGAATACCGACCTGATGGTATTGTGTCGGCATCGGACTATCGTTCAACGATATGCGAGGATGAAACACTATCCGCTGTCAGCTATCCCTATTCGATGCTGAACCAAATCCTGCTTGGTATTAGAAAATCTGAAATGATTACAATATTAGCGGGGAGCGGGGTGGGCAAAAGCACCTTCGTCCGTGAGCTGGCGCATCATCTACACACTAATGGCCAACGTATAGGCATGTTGATGCTAGAGGAAAGCGTGAAGCGCACATTACTCTCGCTGGTTGGTGTACAGATTAACAAGAACATCACAATCGATCGCCAAAGCGCCAGCGATGAAGAGGTGCTCGAGGGGTTCGACACACTACTCGGGCCAGAAACACCTAGCCTGTACCTTTATGATGCTTTTGGCTCAAACCATATCGACGAAATATGCAACCGCATACGTTATATGGCTTCGAGCCTCGAAGTCGATGTCGTGATATTAGACCATTTGAGCATATTGGTATCGGGAGCCGAGGGCGATGAGCGCCGTATGCTCGATGCAGCTTGCACAAAATTTAGGACATTAGTCCAAGAGTTGAACATTTCGCTGATCACTTGCTCGCATCTCAGTCGTCCGTCGGGTGACCGTGGGCATGAGGCTGGTGCATCAGTGCGATTGTCTCAAGCTCGGGGGTCTCATGCGATAGCGCAGCTTTCAGATGCTTGTATCGCCATAGAAGTGGACCCAGAGCAACCAGACAGCGACATCCGGCATTTGAGGGTGCTCAAGAACAGATTTACCGGACAAACCGGCGACGCCGGAACTTTGGTCTACAACCGTGAAACAGGACGCCTTTTGGAAGAAGAATTGTCCCTTTTGCTTGAAGGAGAGAAAGAAGATGACGACCAAGAACAACAGACAACAAACAGCTCAGATGTACCTTTTTAAGCCTGAGTTCAACGCTGCCAATGACAACACTTTGGCAGCAGAGCGACCAGAGTCAGAAGCATATCACCAGGCTAACCCAGAGGTGTATGAGCTTATCAAGAAGTTCACATTCCAAGTGATTGAAGCTGGCTTCGACCATTACTCAATCGCGTCAATTTACGAGCGCGTTCGCTGGCACACAGAGGTTGAGACAGCCGGTGATCCTTTCAAAATCAACAACAATCACCGTCCGTATTATGCGCGAAAGTTCATGGAAGACCATCCTGAGCATGACGGTTTTTTCTTCACACGTGAATACAATGGAGGCGCTTAAATGGTTGATCTCATCGAAAAGATAAATCAACAAATGGCAAAAGACTTTGGTTTGGACACATACCAAGACAATGCAATCGAATACGCCTTTTATGAAGGCACAACGTACCCTGTGTTGGGGCTGGTTGGTGAGGCTGGCGAGATCGCTGAAAAGTGGAAAAAGTTGATCCGAGATCAAGACATGCCCGCTGGACATGAAGTCAGACCAGATGACCCCTACATGGATGATGAGCTGCGTGAGGACATCATTTTGGAGTTGGGCGATCTGTTATTTTATATCGCAAATTTAGCCGACGATCTCGATTATTCGCTGGCAGAAGTCGCTGAGATGAACCTCAAAAAACTTGAAGGCCGCCTAAATCGAGGAACATTGCAAGGGTCTGGCGACCACCGCTGATGCGTATCTGTTTCGATATCGAGACGGATGGATTTTTAGAAGACATGACAAAGATCCACGTGATTGCCACGTTGGATGTCGATAATGCTCAACACCGCATCTTTGGGCCAAATGAAATCGAAGATGCAATCACTTACCTACAGCAAGCAGACGAAATTATCGGCCACAACTGCCAGAATTTCGATATCTGCGCCATTCAGAAACTGTATCCCAACTTTTCAACAGAAGAGATAACCGTGACCGACACGCTTGTGTTGTCGCGTCTCATTCATTCTGATTTGAAAAACGAAGATTTTGCAGCTGAGTGGACGAAAGACCAAATGCCCACACGCCTTTACGGCTCCCACAGTCTGAAGGCGTGGGGGCTGCGGTTGGGAATTTTGAAAGGTGATTTTGGCGAAACCACTGATTGGTCTGAGTGGTCTCCAGCAATGTCTGAATACTGTCTTCAAGATGTCATCGTCTGTCATGCGTTATGGGAAGCGTTAGCCCCAGATGCATGGCCACAAAAAAGTATCCAGTTCGAACATAGCGTCGCTGAAATATGCGACCGCATTGGTCGAGCTGGTTGGACTTTCGATATGAAAAAAGCGTCTGAATTATACGCTCGCCTTGCTTTGGAGCGGGCTTCGCTTGACGAACAGCTGCGTGAATTGTTTCCCAGCTGGACCGTGACAGAAGAGTTCATACCGAAGGTCAACAACAAAGCGAGGGGATACCGAAAAGGCGAAGTATTCCTGAAAGAGAAGGAAGTCCAGTTCAACCCCAATTCGAGGCGGCATATAGAGCATTGCCTCCGGAAAAAGTACGATTGGCAGCCTACTGCTTTTAGTCCATCTGGCGACGCCAAGATTGACGAAAGTGTTTTGGTCCAATTGCCATATCCTGAAGCACAAAAACTTGCTCGTTCATTCATGCTGCAAAAGCGCATTGGCCAGCTCGCAGAGGGCAAACAAGCCTGGATGCGCCTGGTCGATAAGGATGGCAAACTTCGTCATGTAATCAACAGCAACGGCGCTGTTACTGGTCGCGCAACGCATTTCAATTTCAACTGTGCGCAAGTACCGTCAGTTCGCGCTGCTTACGGCAAAGAGTGTCGGGAATTGTTTACAGCCGCTCCTGGCTACACGTTGGTTGGGGCCGACTTGTCTGGCATTGAACTTCGGTGCCTCGCTCACTTTTTAGACGATGGCGGTAAATATGCCGAGACCATCCTCCAGGGCGACATTCACACACAAAACATGCATGACATGGGACTAGAGGATCGTTCGGCTGCGAAAGTCGCTATCTATTGCCTGATTTTTGGTGGTGGCGATCGAAAGTTAGGCGAAGCCATAAACGGCTCTGCAAAGGATGGACGCAACTTGCGCGAGAGGTTTTACAAAGCAAACCCTGCGTTCGCAAAGCTACTTCGTCAGCTGAGACAAGTTGTCGAAAAACGTGGACACCTAATTGGGCTAGATGGTCGAAAGCTGCCAGTCAGGGGTCATGCCCATTGCAATGTTCTGCTGCAATCGGCGGCGGCATTGATAAGCAAACGCTGGATTCAGCTGATCGACCAATCATTCAAATCACAACAAATAGACGCCCAGATACTCGCGTGGATACACGATGAAGTGCAGGTGCAAACCAAAGGAGATCACGATGTCACAGGTGATATCATTATCAGATGCGCGGAAGAAGCGGGAAAAAGCTTCGGCTTCAAAATCCCAATCGCAGCAGAATACTCTGTCGGAAAAAACTGGGCTGACACCCACTGACGAAGAGTTGGCAATACTAAACAACATTCTCGTGGTGCTTGAGCGAGCTAGGATAAAACCGTTCACCACCAAAAGTGACTTCGCCCGCATGGCGGCAAACGAGATTGGCCTTTGCGCCAGCGAT